CTGGCTTGTAAAATACTGGCATACCGTATTTATCTATAAACCCTTCCATGTTCCACTCCATAGGAATAAATAAAGAATACATACCACTCTTAGTTTGACCGTTATCATTTCTCGTTTCTATATCGGAGTCTTCATATAACTTTTTATAATTATCCCCTCCTTTGCTCAAGGCGTTTGATGTAGAGCCCATCATACACTTACCTATAATCTTGCTACCTAACCTTAAACATGTTTTAGTAACCCTCCAGTTGTTGAGAATATTATTTGGCTTTATCCATTTACCGCTTTCGTCGTGTACTAGAAGCAATAATTTTTCTCCATCATAAGAGTTTTCATCTGTATTCTTCCAGTCAATTGTGGTATCTAAGCCATAGAGCTCATCATCTACAGTGTCATACATATTTTTTTTAGTAATCTTAGATGCAGGTATACGAAAAGCTAGCTCGGTCTTTGGCTTATCCATACCGTCTTGTATTGGCTTGAAAAAAAACGGTAGGCGATTTGCTATTGGCACAACCTTGTCGGTAAACATTTTTTTTGCATCAGCCCCCGTCTTAGACAGTATACCAACCCTAGAGTCTTTTACTAAAGTCCCGGTGTTGACACATTCAGATGATCCCATAAAGGAGAATCCTGACCTACGTATTTTTAAATAAGACAACCCAAAGCATCTATTATCAGCTTTGCATGCTTCCCAAAAAATAAAAAATATTCTATTTGCTTCTCTAAAATCCGGATATCCTATATCAATACTAGTCCACTGCAAGTACATGTAGTGCGAGCCTGTCATATAGGTTTTTTTACCATTGTTATAAAACCAATGGCCTTCATCACGACGGTCAAATTCTTTTTCTATATAATCAACCCACTTATCTTTAAATATCCCTATCATTTCATTCCATTGAAAAATAGATTGAATTCGAGTTAAAGGTTTGGGTAATTCTTTTCTTACCCAATACTGCTTATTAAGGATGTCTGAGTTTTTTTCTATTTCTTCTGGTGCTAGTGGAAGGGCAATTATAAGACCATTAATGTTTACTATATCACCAATCTGTCCAGTTTTTGATATAACGACCATATCATACTTTTCGCTATAGCCATATATCCAAGACTTTGCTTTATTCTTGTTAGTAAAAGCAGTTTTAGAAATAAGATTCTTTACAATGTAAAATAATCTATTTTGATCTTCGCTCTGCAAATCCTTGCTTTGATTGGATTTTATCTCCATTGTTCTTGCTTATGTTAATGTTTTCTTGTTCGGCATCTATTTTATTTAATATATCAAAAGCATCGAATATTGCAAGTTTTTTGGTTGCGGCTGCATTTTTTAATTTATCAACTGCTATATCATCTTGGGGGTCTGGCTTTATTATATCTTCTTTAGCAACTTTTATAAGCTGCTGAACCGCCTTTCGCCCAGCTTCTATAATCTGAACTTTTAATAATTCTGAGCTCATTTTTTTTCTTTTAAAAATATTACTTGAACTAACCTAGAATATTCTCCTTCACCAAAGTTTTCGAAAATATTTCTTGAGTGTGGTATAGGTGAATCGAATATAACCAATCGATTATATTTTGCGTAAAAAGTACACATAGGAACATAATCATCAGCTACCTTGTTAAAATTATAAAGTGTAGTGCCGTCAGATTTAGGATGATTTTTATTTAAATATAACAATATAGTTTTATCACCCATCATTTCATCAGTGTGGATAAAATTTGGTTCTTCTTGATCAAGGGGGGACTGTCTTATAAAATTAAATGTAACTTCATAATTAGGAAATGCTTCCTCTATTTTATATTGTAATTCATCCATGCCCCGAACTTGTATCCCTTTGAACAAAACCTCTCCATCCTGAACATCATTAAATTTTCCTTTTAATATGTCAAAAACATATTGATTAGGATTGTCTAAAAAATCGTCAATCATTATGTGCTTCATAGTATAAATGTTATTTGATGATCAAACATACGATATAACTTTTCTCCGTCAACTTCAAACTCATACTCACTATCAGGTTGAAAACTTACTTGGCTCCCCGGGCTCACTCCTTGTTTTTGTAAATAAGAGTTTGGATAAACCATCTCGCCCATAAGAGGCTCTTCAGTGCCCCGTTTTAGCATAAACGAATCTTTCTTTCCGATAGGTTTTACAAAACAATATCGATCATGGCTATACCACTGGTCATTATGATTATACATATAGAACTGATCGTTGTCAATAAAAAACATATCGTCTTTAAAATAACTCTTGCCACTTTGCTGCCTACCCTTCATGTCGTTATAAAACTTAAACACGTTGTGATGAACTAGAAGAGTATCACCAATTTCTATTGGGCCTTTATATTTTAATGGTAGTTCTTGAACTACACCTTTTCTGTTTGAAAATTTATGGTCTTCTTCTGAAGTGCTAATAATAAAATCTAGTCCGCCAATATTTTTTGTGTTGTTATAGCGTTTACCTTCTAAAGGTTTTACTATAAAATAAAATGGTGACCTCATCAGAAGTTAATATTATATTCTATCGATATTGGAACATATGAACCAAACTCTTTCCATAGTAGTATTTCTCCTTCACGTTGTATCCATACCTTAATGGTCTGCTTTTCAACGTCTTGATGTATTAGGTGTATAAAATATTTACCGTTTAAAATCTCTTGACCCACCAAGTAGTGCATCGCTCCAGACTTGTAATCTGGCCCCACAGAAATCTTTCTTATATCCATTAGATTTGATTTAATTTAAAAATAAAGATACAAATATTAAAGAATATATTTGTTTAGCTATTTTTGGAGGGAAATTTTATTCCTATCTTATCAGCTGTCCTTGCTCCAAAGTATCCGCAAAGAACCCATGTGACTAAGCTTGCCGTATCCTCAGTTTCTAAACCCATATACCATCCAGCTACATAGGCACAGACAAGTACGGCTAAAGTTAGGGGCCTAATATTTCTCGCAAGCCAGCTTTGACTGTTGGAGTCTGAGACCCACCTTCGTGTTATCCCATCAATTTCTGCCCGCTCTACTTTTAACTTTTCTAAGGCTATAGCCTTGTCCCCCTCTGAGAGTTCTTTGTTGCCGCTGATAAGCTCTGAAATAACATTACCTGGTAAAAAAGCATCACCAACGACTCCTAGAATAGATGGGGCTTTATTGATAAGGAATTTTCCTACTCGTGTTTCTTTAAAAGGTTTTTTAGTTCTACTCATATCACTTGATAAGATGTTTTACCATTTTTTTTTATAGCCTTTAAAGATCTAGATCTATTCTCACTATCTGAAACATAACTTACATGTATCCAGTCAGGGTTAGTGTCATCACCAAACTCCCATATAATCTGATCGTAGTTAAGGTTTGCTTTAATATACCGAAACATATCAGCATTTGTTTTGTGTTCGAATGTATCATCTAGGTCCATTGCTCTGCCTTGGCAGTGTTGGCTGCTTGTACTTCCGCCAATGGCTCGGTTTAAATCTTCAGACCTGAACATGCTGTTAATTTTTATCGGGCCTCCAACCCATTTTCTTAGGGGCTCAAAGACGTTATACGCCACAGCGGTCATGTTGCCAAGGGCGTAGGTGTCAGGGGTATTATCAATATTTAATCTTGTAGCTGTATTAGAGCGAACCCCTTCTTTATACGATACATGCTCACTTATTCTTTCCATACATTATATACCATTTATGCAAGGTATATCCTATGGCTACAGCGGTAGCTATAATTTTTAGCACCACGTCAATGTTTGTCATTGATGTAGCTATAGCCCCTACAGTAAGAGCGTAGATTTTAAGGTCAGTCACATTCATTTTTTTTAGATTCAACATAAATGTAGTTTACTGTTATCTCTCCCGCTGTGGTATCTTGCACGTAATTCATTTCCTATTTAATTTTTTCCCAGATCTATTCTGACCCTTCATTGCTTTGGGCACATCTCCGATTTGATTACCCACTTCTTTAATTGCCTTAGTAACGTCTCTAAGCTCTTCTCCGACACGATCAACTCTTTTTGATACATCTGCCTTCATCGTGTCAAACTTCTTCTCTAAGATGTCGGGTATCATGTTGTTGTTCTCGTCTTTGGTTAGACCTTTTTTTGTAAGCCATATTGAGGCTAAATTTATAACGATCAGTAAAACTACTAATCCGATTAAAATTTTTATTGTCATAGTATTGTTATTTTTAAATCTTTGATTATGCAAATGCCATATAAATGTATTCTACACTAAGTGTATTGTATCCATAATAATCTGCTCCATTTTTAGGTTGGAATCCTTTTGTTGCTCCTGTTAAAAAATCTAAATCATAACTTGAAGAAGTTGTCTCTGCAATATTTAAATCTGGATATAATCTTTTATTTCTTGGGTTTGAAGGGCTTCTTGCACTATCATATATAAGCCAATTTCCACCACCATTATCGGTTGTAGTTGCTTTAATCATTACAAATCTTGGAGTAAATCCAGTATCTACAACAGTTCCATTGTTATTTCCGTTTCCAATATAACTTCCTATCTTACTATAACCGGCTACTGAATGCCAAGCGTAAGCTATGTAATTTCCAGAACTTGAAACAGGATTAAAAGTTGTTGCAGTCGGAGGGGTTGAACCTGTTGTTGCTTTACCAGCACTTGAATTTAAAACCAAATAATAATAATTAGATGTAGCGTCAATAACACCCGGTGCAATATAAACAAACCAATCTTGTAAATCGCTTGTTAATTTTTGTATAATCATTTGAGGTGCAGAATCTAATCCGTGACCAACAGTTCCTGATGCTCCTGTATAGCTAATAATACTAAATCCTGCTGCTGTATTAGCAGATACTTGACTTGTTATAGTGCCATCTGTATTTGATACAGCTGTTCCTCCTGCTTTCCAGCTCCAAGCTACATAAGAGGAACCATAAGTTCCGCCTACTTGACCATTAATACCGTTATCTCCATTAGGATCATCTGCTACTGTAAAACCATTTGAGTCAAAAGACATAACACCATCTCCATAGGGTATTAAATTAGATTCTGGTGCAGCAGTATTTGAAGATAATCTTTGCTGACCTCCTCTTACGGAATCTGCTAAAAAATGACTATTACCTAGAGTATTTTCTATATTCTTTATCCAAACAAAATCTGGTTTAAAACCTACAGTAGAAATTGCTTGAGTACCTCCATTACCTGTATATAAAACAGTATTAAAGTTATCACTTGGTACAACTCCTTCATAATCTATTTCCCACCACTTTGCGTTTGTTGTGTCATAATATTCTACAAATCCTGTAGTAGTGTTAAAACGCATTTCACCATTAGATGGTGATGTTGGCCTTTCTGCAGTTGTACCTGTAGGTAATTTAAATGCTGAATTGTCAGAACCGAAATCAAATAATTCTGGTACTTCTATTTTTGTTATTGCCATAATTAACTAAATGTTATTGTATCTGAGCCTGCTGTAAAAGTAGTTACTTTGTCCGTACCTACTGTTGCTGTAGATGAGGTTAGTGATCCTCCAGCTGTAATTGTATATGCAGAAGGATAACGTAGTATTACAACACCCGAGCCTCCTGTTGCATTAGTTCCACCCGCACCTCCGCCAAGATTAGTGCCTCCGGCATTTGCACCTGATGTACCATCAGCACCACCACCAGTACCTCCGTTACCATATTGTCCACTTAGGTTCCCAG